GAACCTCATTTGGTCTTGTGCTTTAGCACCAGAGTTGAATACGAAGTTAGAGCCGTCGTGCATTAAATACTTCGCAGTAGGCATTGCAAATCTCTTATGACCTGCAAGTCCGATTAAGAAGCCCATATCATACTCGCCCAAACTTCTTTATCAAACCAATCAATCTCGTGGGTTTTAGGATAGGGTTTGTTCAAATATCTACAAGCGTCCCTAATTACTTGCACAGTCTTTAAAACAAGGAAGTCGTACTTTGCAAGACCAGTAAAGTCGTGCACATTCTCCATATCCAACATCAAGCAGACATCATCGTCTTTATCAAAAGTACCGAAGTTATCGGCTAAAGTGATAGGTGCGATAACCATACCTGCTGGGTGAACAGACTGTGAGATTTTAGTATCAAGCAAACCGTCGTAGTAGTAGAAGATTTCAGGATATTTAGCCTTTGTCTTCTCGGGGTCTGCCGCGAATTCCTTTTTAATCTTTTTTATTGCTTCGATAGACCAAGGATTGTTCTTTTCGTTAGGGTGTGCCTTTGCCCACTGTAACGATAAGTGTCTACCAACTTCGTCGGCTACGCCTTTGTCTTGGATTGTTCCAAACGAAGCAACTCGTGCGGTTTTCTCTTTTCCAAATCGTCCTGTGATGTGTTTGAAAATTGCAGGTCTGTCGGAGTCAACACAGTCAATATCAATATCGCCGATTTCCTGTCTATCTTCGTTACAGAAACGAGAGAACACCGTGTGCCAAGTCTCTGGGTTGAGGTCAATAATATCTGCTATGTACGCAATTCTTGAACCGCCAACAGAACCTCTGGCTGTACCGATTGCCATTCCTTGTTCTTTACACCAACTAATGAGTTCGGACATTGAGAGCATAAATCCGTCCATTTCCAACTTCTTATAAACTCTCATTTCTTCGTCAATAGCCTTGCGGAAGGCATCCCTCTGGTACTCAGGGATAATACCTTGTTCGAGCTTCTCTTTAAACTTTCTTTCAACAGTTTCTGTAAACTTCTGTGAGTCAGCTTCTCGAGAACCGTACAAGATAGGATACTTAATCGAGGTATCAAGCTCGATTTCTTCTGTCATATCGTAAAGAAGATTTGTATTGTCGATTGCAGACATATAATCTTCTTCACTTAAAGCCCCTTGAACTCTAAACATTTCGACTAACTCGTCGTATGTTTTGTATGTAAGGTCAAAAGCGTCTTCGTCACCATAAGATTTGTGCTTTGCTGATAACAACACAGCTCTGCACTCGGCTTTATATGGTGTTGAACTGTGGGTATCAGTACCCGCAATCAACGGAGTTCCAATCTTCTTGGATAAAGCCAAAAGTCGCTTATTGAACTCAATTTGTTCAGGGTGGTTATGTGCTTGAACTTCAAGGAAGTCATATTTTTGAGCCAACTCCATATATCTCGGGTGGGAGTCTGGCAATTTATTTAACGGAGAAGCAAGACAAGCACTTGTTGAAATAATGTTGTTAGACATATTCAAGAATTCATCAAACGAAATTCTGTTTGTGTAATAGAAGTGCTCTTCATCACACGATTTACTTACTAAAGCATTTAATTCTCGAATACCGTCTAAATTCCTTGCCATCAATACAGTGTGGTAGTTATCACGGACTTTTTCATCAAGACTTTCTGTGAGATAGATTTCCACAGAGTGAATATATCTGAGACCTGCTTTCTTACAGGCGTCCCATTTCTCAGTCCAATTTAGAGGTTTGCCGTGTTCAGAGATTGAAAGGGCTTTAGCACCGTTTTGAACTGATAGTTCTACATAATCTTGATACTTCGTGCAACTATCCAACAAACTGTAGTCGGAATGGCAGTGATATAAGACATAACTCCTTATTTACACCGCCTCCTTTGGAGCAAACTCGCCGAGGAATTTATCTAAAGTTCGATTTTTCTTAGCAGACAATTCTTCTTCAAGAATTGCGTCTTTTACAGACGGCATCACATCATAGTTAATAACGTGCGGGTTATATGCAACCCAAGGATTATCAAACATATATGTTCGTGCAGTATATCCATCTATGGAGGTACTGGTGGTTACATACCTATCAAGCGTGGCTTCGGCTTGCCTAATTGCATCACCCAATACGCCCTCAGCATAAACCGTTCCATTTCTACTGGGAGTGCCAGATAGGTCAAACAGTCGCTGTAGCGCAGCATCATAGTCTTCCCAAGTTGCCGTGGCTGTAATTTCCGCATCGTTATCAAGTCTGACCACCGGTTCTGTATTAAAAGCCGCTGCCTCAATACCATCTTGTGTAAAAGTGATACCGTTCACATCAAGCACCGTACCATTAAGATTGATTTGACCGTCTCCGAGCGTCACGCGTTGCGCTACCGTATTTCTATCTCTATCAGGCATTTAATTCACTCCTTTGAAACTGTGATAAGAAATCTTCGAGCTCTTCCGAGCTTTCAAAATCCGTGTGAGCATCCCGAGGTATATCAATGCCTTTCTGAAGAACCTTGATATTTTCACCCCATCCATCACATTCGATATTGTAATTTGAGGTATATTCAGCATAATCAACTGAACGAGTAATTTGCCGAATATTTCTCATTGGTAATAAAACAAATTTGTCATCACACTCCAAAATCAAAGTGGCGTGTTTTAAATCATCCAATGTGATATTATTTGTGTCATTAGGCATACTCGTTCTTCACCTCTGTATCGATATATTTCCACACATATCCAGATGCGTGTTTCACTTTGCCTCTGCAACAGGCACATATATTACCTGTATATCCGCCAATTTCTTTCACGGCATCTGCTACCGATGGAAATACTTTTATTAAGACATTATCATCGTTATACATACCTACTTGGCGCACATTATGAGGACGAATACCAGTTTTAATGCCTTTATTCCAAGTAGTACGCCCTTTGTGACTTTCAGAGATTTTACGAATGGTTGCTTCGCTGTGCTTTTTACCATACATAGGATGTTTTTCTCCAGCGGTTTTACCTTTTCGGTTTTGTGAAACCTTCGCCTTGGTCTCGTCAGACATTGTTTTTCCTTTATTCCAAGGAGTTGCACCGTACATTCCGTTCTGAGTCCCTGAATTTTTCTCAGAAATTTTCTGACGTGTTTCTTCCGTAAAAACACGACCCATTCGACTTTGCGACATCTTCTGTTTTGTCTCTGCGGTGTGCAGATAACCAACAGTACCGTCTCCGCCATTTGTTTGGTTGTATCCATATTTAGGATTTGTTAAATTGAACTTTGCAATATATTCTTGCTCAATACAATTCGCTTCATCTCGGGAGAGACCATCTTGAATAATCAAGTGCTCAAATCCGTCCCAACCATATTTGGAAATTGCGCTTTGAAAATGAGCGTTGTGCAGATATCCGTTACCATCACGCCACCTATACTCAGGCTTTTGGCAAGTGATACCGCAATATTGTTTGCCATTCATTTTGTTTTTGTGTATATAGACACAATATTTATCATTCATTTCATCACCTATACCTTAGTCGTTGTTCGTATAATGTTTGAAAAACCTCACTGCCCTTATCAACAGGGGCATCCTTTTCTTCAAGCAAATCAGCTCTGTCCCACAAATACTCAACTTCTACATAATTTTTTAGAATTTGAATATTATGGTCGTCACGAATACGCACATCTTTATCTAAGGCAAAAACAACTCGGCATCCTAATTTTGCAAGAATTTTTAATTGATTTGGCGATAAATGACTTGTAAGCAAGGCACCCGTGTTTTTGATACCCCAACTATCTGCTAATAAAACTGATTTACAACCCTCAAACAGTATCACTTCTTTCTTGTCGAGAATATACTGCATATTTTCAAAGAGTCCATAAACTATATTCATACTACCCCAAGGGTGAAAATAGGTGTATTTTCGCAGTTTTTTCTCTTTCCATTTAGGGTCGAGCGTTCTGCCACCTATATTTACGATTGCACCGTCGATATTTCGTATTGGATAAACCAATCTGTCTGAAAAACCGTCGTAGTAAACCTGAAATCTCTCCAAAGATGCTTTGGAAATACCTTCTTGTTCCCAAACAGCAAGTTTATCTGGGCGATT